CCGCGTGCAGACCCTGGCTCGTCGACTCCTCGGCGTGAAGCCGATTCGAATCCCTGCGGAGACCCTCGCGGAGGTGAACACGTCGTGAGCGAGTACGAGCCGTACGAAACGCCGTGGGGATGGCGTCGGAAGAAGAACCCGTTGACTACGACCTCGGTTCAAAAGACTGCGGTGAAGGTTGCTGTCATCCACCGGATGGGTAACAACGGCTGGAAGCCTCAGGAGATCGCCGACCTGCTGGACATCACTGAGGCGACGGTCATCCGCTGGTGGCACAACGACCACCCGTACGACGAGGATTGGTCCCAGGGGATGCGATACCTCTATCGGAAGTACATGGAGAAAATCGAGGAGAAGCTGTGACCGATCGAGAACTGACCCCGGAGCAGGCTCGACTGCGGGAAATGGCCGAGGAAGCCAAGGAGCGCCTCGCTGCTCCAGGGCGTACCGCGTTGGCTCGAATCGCTGAGCGGAACCGCGCCCGGCGTGAGCGTGGGGACATCGTCTCGTGACCACCGAGAGATTCACCAACACCCAGCTGATCCAGATCCTCCGGCTGACCATGGACCGGCGACCGCTGAGCTACATCACTCAGGAGACCGGGCTCACCACCGCAGAGGTGCGCCACGCTCAGGTAGTCGTGCGGAAGATGATGGCCAACGGACTCTCAAAAGATTCAGCCCAACTTGTGACGCAGACACTTGACACAGACCCAGCTGAAGTGTGACAATGTGTCTATGACACAGAACGCGGAGCAGAAGGCCAAGAGTGTGTTGGCCAAGCTGACACAACACACCAGCCCCGAGACCTACGCCAAGGACCTGGGAATCTCAGTCGGATCTATTAGGACCACCGTCCGCCGCGCAGCCACCCACCTCGGTGTCGAGGTTCCGAAGCTCCCCTGGTCACCCTTCGCGTCTCCTCGGTCCACCGCAGCGGTCCAGGACGGGGTCTCCGAGGACACGTTCAAAAGATTCGCCACCGCGATGGTCACCCAGATCAAGGACCTGAAGTCCCAGGTTGAATCCCTCCGCGCAGAGGTCGACACGCTGAAGGCAAACCCCGACCACCAGGACCCGGCAGCAACCGCTCCGGTCAGCGATCCGGTCCTGAAGAAGTTCGGACTCACCGCAGCCGGGTTCAAGCCCGCCACCTCCTACGCTCACCCGGACGCGGAGGTCGATCCCGACGATGAGGACGGCGAGTACCTCCCCTTGGACGGGGAACGACTGACCGATGAGCAGCTGGCCGAGCAGATGCTGCAGGACCTGCTGAAGTAGCCCAGAAACGTCACCGCGATGGTCCACACTGGATCTGTCACCCCAACAAGGAGGATCGCCTCATGAGCGACGACACCCGCCCCGCAGAGGGCACCCCGGAGAAGACCGACCAGGAGTTCACCCCCGAACTCCAGGACGCGGTCGGAGACGGGAAGAAGGAACAGCCGGGCGCTGACGGCGCTCCGTTGAACGAGGACTACGACCACAACCCGGAGCAGGGTGAGGACGACCCCGACGAAGATCCGGGACAGATCCCCGGTCGCGGGGAGTGACTCGACGATGAGCAAAGCGTCAGCGTTGAAGACCCTGGGGTCGGTGAAGTCGGCCACCCGGAGCAAGGCCGACGAGGTCTGGGACTACCTGCACGGCAAGGGGTACGACCTGACGCGTCTCTGGGGGATGGGTTCGTCCGGTAGCGAGCACCCGACCGGCCGCGCGATCGACTTCATGATCACCGGTAAGGGGCTCGGCCAGAAGGCCGGAGATCTCCTCGCCGCGTATCTCTGGGCCAACCGCAAGCGGCTCCAGATCAAGTGGCTGATCTGGGACCGGCACATCCGCTCCACCTCGCCCGGCAAGTCCGGTAACTGGGAGCCCTACAGCGGTGCCTCCACGCACGAGGATCACGTCCACGCGTTCTTCGGTGAGGGCTCTTACGTCAAGCCTCCGACCAGCGGCGGTGGGTCCGGCTCGGCCAAGCCCAAGGTCTCCCTGAAGGCCGTCACGGCCGCAGCCAAGGCCGATCCTCGCCGTCCGCAGGGTGGAACCACCTCCGGTGCGTCCGACGACGTGAAGCTGGTCGAGAAGGCGTTGGTCAAGCTGAAGCTGATGAACTCGCGGTACGCGGGAGATGGCTCCTTCGGCACGATCACCCTCAAGGCGTACGCATCCTGGCAGCGACGGTGCGGCTTCTCCGCCAAGGACGCGGACGGTCTGCCGGGTGAGGCCTCCCTCAAGAAGCTCGGCTCGGAGTCGGGATTGTTCACCGTCACCAGCTGAATCCACCCATAAGATCCAACAGAGGCCCCTGGGATTTCGACCCTCCCAGGGGTTTCCTCTTGTGTCAGACACCCCTGAACTGTTAAACTATCCCCATGAACGACACCACCGAGGAGAACACCCAGGAAGTCACTGGTGTGCCCGGTGTCGCCCCCCTCTCCGCAGTGAAGGCCCGGCAGAAGCTGGGTAAGGACCGCCGCGCCCAGGTTCATCTCCTCCTGCAGGACCGGTCCCTCGCCGCAGCAGAGGTCGCCTTCGTTCTGGGGATCACCCTCCCGGCTGCGCATCAGCTCATCTACCGAACGCGGAAGTTCTACGGAATGAGTCCCCGCGCTGAGTCCACCACCGACGATGTCGGGTACGTGCCGGATGCTCTAAAAGATCAGATCGAAGGGACATCGTGATGACTGACACCGAACCGCAGGTCGAGTACTCCGAGAGGTACCTCTCCCAGATCGCCTACTCCAACTACCTGGTCCAGGCCCTGGGGAAGAAGTACGGGTCCGAGACCGACAGCGAGATGATCAAGTCCAACCTCGGCCAGTTCGCCACCGAGCACAACCTCAAGCCCGAGCAGGCCGTCCTCGCCTACGTCTACGCGACCCACCTGCTGCACGAGCCGAAGTACCTCACCCTCCCTGGCCCGTTCCAGATTCAGGTCACTGTTCTCGCTCGACGGCTCACCCAGAAGGCGAACCAGGACCACCAGATCGCCAAGATCCTGGAGATCATGACCCTGTTCGCCCTGGTCAACCTCCCGCAGGAGTACTTCCCGCAGATCAATCCCGAGGACGATGTCTGATGCCCGACATCCGCAGGACGATCTACATCGAAGACGAGACCTGGGACCAACTGGACAAGGTGGCCCTCCGGCGACGGGTCTCCCCCTACGCAGTGATTCAGGCTCTGATCGAGGGATGGATCAAGGCCAACGCTGACAAGCCGTGGCCCCGCCAGATGGATGACAACTGATGTCGGTCGCACCAGAGTCCACGAGGTTCGTCAACTGCAAGAAGTGCGACTTCTTCCGTCGAGGCTTCGACCGACGACCCGAGAATCCCTGCACCGAGGGAGACCACGACCTGGAGCTGGTCATGTACACGATCATGTTCCAGATCTCGATCGATGACGCCAACGTCGAAGCGATCCGCCTGAAGGACCAGTACGAGGCGGAGAGGAGCATCCGATGAGCACCTCGGTCGAGCCGGACATGTGGCCGCAGTACCGACCGCACCCTGTTCAGGTGGCGTGTGTCTTCCCCGGATGTGACCAGACCGGCGACCGGCACGTCCACTCGTTCTGGTCGGTCGACCCCACCTGCGACGACTGCACCTGGATCGACATCCACTCCTACACCCAGGCTGAGCCAGTCCTCCGGCAGCTCGACACGCCCTGCCTCAAGCACAGAGCCCACTGATGACCGCCTTAAAAGATCGGCTAGAATCCCTCGTCCAGGAGTGGGACCACACCGAGTTCAAGCGCACCGACGAGGAGCACGAGTGGGTCTGCACCCACTGCCGACGTTTCACCTTCGGCAAAGCCCGATGGCCCTGCGCCTCCCAGCGCTACTCCGACAAGCTCCTCCTCACCATCGACCCAGCCCTCTGGACCCCACTCTCGAAAGATCAGAACGAGATGGACGACAACTGATCAGGTAGATGGACTGATCGGTTATCCTGTGTGTCAACAACAGACACACAGCCACAAGCGGAGGAGGTTCACATGGTCACACCAGGCCAGCGGTCGGATGTGAACCTCCTCTTCCGCTCCTCTGAGGTTCAGGAACTGAGAGTTCCTCGATGACCACCAACGCGGTAGGGACCTACCAGGGTCGAACCTCCAGAGACCGCCTCCGTGAAGGCGAGATGATCCTGCGGGACAAGAACGCCGGAGCCACCACCACCCAGCTGATGGACCGGTACGGGATCTCCCAGGCCACGGTGTTCCGTCGGCTCAAGGAAGCTCTCGATGCCCGGCTAGCCATCACAGTCGATGAGTACCGCGAAGCCCAGGACGAGGTCCTGGACAACCTGATGGCCCGGCACGAGACCTCACTCCTCCAGCTCGACAGTCTCATCACCCAGGCCGCTGGACGAACCCCAACGGGCGGTGTCCACAGCGACGAGACCTTGGAGCGGATTCAGAAGCTCATCCTCCAGAAGACCAAGGTCTATGACTCGATCCTGCAGGTGCAGAACCGCAGGGCCCGGCTCCACGGGACCGACCGACCGCAGCAGGTCGATGTCACGGTGACCCAGACCGACCAGCGGGACCTCGAACTCCAGGAGCTGATCCGCGAAGCACGGGCCAAGGCCCAGCTCGGCCAGGAGGCGAAGGCATGACCCTCGATGACTTGATCCGAATTCTCCGCAGCATCGTCAAGCCCATCCTCGACACGAAGAAGCTCAAGAAGAGCGACTTCACCTTGGCGAACTGATGACGGCGCTTGAGGTGGAGCCGACAGACCGTGCGAAGTCGATGGCGATGAACGCACTGCGGAGACTCTCCACCACCGAGGTCGAAGGACTGGGGATCGCCCTGGAGAAGCTGGCCGTGGTCGAGATGCACATGATCTCCTCCCTCCCCCAGCTCCGTGCCGCAGCCACCAAGGAGCGCGCCCTCCGCGCAGCCAAAGGGCTTCCTCCCGAAGGACCCTTCACCATGGCGACCCGAGAGATCTACCAGCTGATCCACGCGGTGACCGAGGCGATCGAGCAGACCAACCAGGCCACCATCACCGGCAAGGTCCCGCGCCGTAAGTCATCACGTCGAGGACCAGGCGATGCTGCCGCGTGAGCTGGAGACCTACTTCAGCTACCTCCCCGAAGGCTGGGAGAACTCCCCGGTAGGTCGCCGGACCGCCTGTGAAGAAGATCCCCTCGCCTGGGCGTTCGTCTACATGCGGTCCCACCTGAAGCTGCAGGACACCGACATCATCAGCTTCGCCGAGATCCACTCCGAGTGGGCCCGCTACGCCAAGAGCTGGATGAACCCGGCCACGATCCCCTCCGCTCACCGCGACGTGTTCATCGCCCCGCGTGGCTGCGGCAAGTCGACCTGGTTCTTCCTCCTGCTCCCGCTCTGGGCTGCCTGCTATGGCTACGTCAAGTTCGCAGCCGCGTTCGCCCACCGCGCTGAGCAGGCCGAGCAACACCTGATGACGTTCAAGGCCGAGCTGGAGCGCAACGAACTCCTCCGCAACGACTTCCCCGAGCTGTGCACCCCCGCCACCCGACCACGCGGTAGCACCATCGCCGACAACCGCGCCATGCTGCAGACCTCCTCCGGGTTCGTCTTCGCCGCACGCGGTGTTGACTCCGGAAACCTCGGCCTCAAGGTAGGTAACCTCCGTCCCGACCTGATCATCTGCGACGACATCGAGCCCGACGAGTCCAGCTACTCCCCGTACCAGGCGACGAAGCGGCTCAGCACCCTTAACGACGCAGTCCTGCAGCTCAACGTGTTCGCCCGTGTGGTCTGGGTTGGCACCGTCACCATGGCTGGGTCCTTGATCCACCAGCTCTCCCGATCCGTGAATAGCACTGAGGAGCCGGAGGATTGGATCAGAGACGAGCGATGGGCCGTCCACTACTCTCCGGCCATCCTGGTCAACGACGACGGCTCAGAACGCAGCCTGTGGCCGGAGAAGTGGTCCATCGATTTCCTCCACTCGATCCGGCACACCACCAGCTACGCCAAGAACTACGCCAACCTCCCGGTCAGCCGCGACGGCGCGTACTGGACCCCGGACCAGATCATCACAGTGCCCGCACCGGACCACTTCAGCCTGACCATGCTGAGCATCGACCCTGCGGTCACCACCAAGACCACCTCCGACTTCACCGGCATTGCCCTCCTCGGGTGGGACAAGCCGACCAACAAGGTCTACGTCCGCGCCGTGTGGAAGGTGAAGCTCAGCGGGATGAAGCTCAAGGCCAAGGTCGCCGAGATCCTCGGCCTCTACCCCGAGATCGGTGTTCTGCTGTGTGAGACCAACCAGGGCGGGGATCTGTGGCAGGGGCTGTTCGGCAGCCTCCCGGTCCGCTACCTCGGTCTACCGCAGTCGGTGAAGAAGGAAGTGCGCGGTGGCATCCTGCACACCGGATACCAGAAGCGGCAGGTCCTCCACACAGCTGCGTTCCCGGAGCTGGAGACCGAACTCCTCGCCTTCCCCCACGGGCTGAACGACGACCTGACCGACGCGGTCGGCTCTGGCTACAACTGGCTGTGCGACCCGACCGGCAAGCGGAAGAGCGTCTCCCGGTTCCGCGCCACCTCCCGGTCCTATGCCGAATGACACCGACAAGCTGACACGTCAGACACAGCTCCGCCCGTAAACTGAGGACACGGCTTCAAACGGAAGGTGCCCAGCATGTCGCTGAAGGGATCGATCAAGGCCCTCGTCGCGGCCCGCCCCGCCTACGACGAAGCCAAGGCGTTCTTCGAGGGAGAGGTCGACGAGGTCATTGCTTCCCAGAAGCTGCGGAAGCTTCTTGGCGACCAAGGCAAGCACTTCCGCGTGAACCACGCCCGCACCCCGGTCGACGTGATGCTGGAGCGGACCGAGATCACCGCGATCACCTCGGAGAACGACAACGCCCGCACCGTCTGCAACCAGGCGTGGGAGGACAACCAGCTGGGCCTGGAGGCCAAGGACATCCACCGCCGCGCTTACGAGTTCGGCGACGCCTACCTGATCGGGTGGAGCGACGAGGAACTCCCAGGCGGGGTCAGCTTCTACGCCCACGACCCACAGGAAGTGCGAGTCTTTTACGACCCTCAGCGGCCACGGGTGAAGTCCCACGCCATCCACACCTGGCTGATGGACTCCCCGACCGATGAGTCCGGTGGCTCCTACCGCGTTAACGTCTACTACCCGGATCGGGTCGAGCAGTACATCTCGGCCAACGAGGTCACCCGCCCCGACGGATCGAAGATCAAGTCGATCCAGGAGTGCGAGTGGGGCTACTACGTCACTGAGGACTCCGACGAGCAGGGAGTGGTTGAGAACCCGTGGGGTGTGATCCCGGTGTTCCACTTCCGCACCGATCGTCCGTACGGCCGTCCTGAGCACAAGGACGCCTACGGCCCGCAGAACATCATCAACAAGACCTGGACCACCTTGATGGGATCAGTGGACTACCACGGGTTCCCGCAGCGCTACATCCAGACCGACGACGCTGTCAACGCGGCCCCGGAGAACCTCACCCCGGACCAGGCAATGAACGGCGACGCCACGCCTGACGCCCAGAGTGACTTCGACCCGGCCTATCTGACGCCGACCGGACCGTCAGAGCTGTGGCTCCTGTCCGGGAAGAACATCAAGGTCGGTGAGTTTGACCCACCGGAGGCGAAGCCCCTGCTGGACGTGATCGAGTCGGCGCTGAAGCAGATGTCCAGCGTCACCGACATCCCGGCTGCACGGTTCGACCGGTCCGGCGACACCCCGTCAGGGGAGTCCTACCGGATGCAGGACGCCCCACTGAACAACAAGGTCACCGACCGAGAAGCGCAGTTCTCGGTGACCTGGCGCGAGGCCCTGCAGTTCGTCCTCCTCGTCAACGACGTGGATGCGATCGCCGACGTGGTCTGGGCTCCTCCGGCCGACTACACCGACCACGACTCGTGGGAGACGGCGAACGAGCAGATCGACGCGGGTGTCCCCGCAGCTCAGGTCCTGCGGGAGCGGGCCTACCGCCAGGAGGACATCGAGAAGTGGGGAGTCACCGAGCAGTCGGCCCGCACTGACGACTCCCCGGTCCGTGTCACCCAGCCGGAGACACGTGACACGTCCGGTGCGAACTTGCCTGCTAACGCCTGACTTCTCGCCTTATCCTGGGAGTGACAGTCACAATGTCCCAGGAGGACCTAGATGTCAGATCAGACCCAGGTGGTCGACGCCAACACCGCTTCTGTCGAGGAAGTCAACGCAGCTCTCGGGCTGGGAGATGTGTCACAGCAGGACGACACAGACACTTCGACGGAGGAGCAGGACACCGATCAGGACGAAGGCCAGGAGCCCAAGTTCGAGAACCTTCCCAAGCACTACCAGGACGAGATCCTGAAGCTACGGCGTGAGAACGCGGCAGCTCGGGTGAAGGTCCGGGAGGTGCGCAAGGGGACTCAGGTCAAGGTGGACACCGAAACGGTGGAGGCAGCGCGGGAGCAGGCACGGAGCGAAGCCCGACTCGAATACGGGATGAAGCTGGCCGCAGCGGAGGTTCGCGCCTCCCTCACCAGCGTGATCCCCGAGGATCGGGTCGAGGACGTAATGGACGAACTGAACCTCACCCGGTACGTGGATGAGGAAGGCGAAGTCGATCTCGACGCCGTGAAGCTCCTGAAGGAGAAGTACCAGGCTCTGCTTGGCCAGAAGCGCAAGCCCAAGGTCAACACCGCCGCAACCAGCTCGACCTCGGCGAAGACCCCCAAGCAGGACTTCGCTGACCTGTTGAACACCCTCTGATCTTCTGAAAGGGGCCCATCGTGGTCGCCATCAACATCAACCGAGGTACCTCCGGGGTAAGCCTCCCGACCTCGGTGTCCGGCCAGATCTGGGCCCGGACCATCCAGCAGTCCGCCGTGATGCAGGCTGCGACTCAGGTTCCGCTGCCGGGTAACGGCACGACCGTCCCGATGATCACGGCGAACGCCACCGCCTCCTGGACCGCTGAGTCCGAGGAGAAGGCGATCTCCCGTCCGACCATCGCCAACAAGGTCCTGCGCGGATACACCCTCTCGGTGATCGTGCCGGTCTCGAACCAGTTCCGCCGTGACGCCGGTCCGCTGTACGACCACCTGGTCGAGCGTCTCCCGGAGGCCCTGGCCCTGAAGTTCGACAACACCGTGTTCGGTGTGACCGCCGCTCCTGGCTCCGACTTCGACACCCTGGCCACTGCGCCGTCGGTGACCGTCGACGCCACGAATACCCTGGCGGACCTCGGTGCGGCCTACAACGCGGTCGCGGCCAACGGTGGGGACCTGACTGCCTGGCTCGTCAGCCCGGCGCTGTACGGCCTCCTGTTCACCTCCACCGATGCGTTCGGCCACCAGATCTTCGTTCCCGGTGGTGCGACCGACAACCAGCTCGGAACTGTCCTTGGCGCTCCGGTCTACAAGTCCCGCGCTGGCTTCATCGTCGACGCGGGTGACGACGCCGGTGACGACACGGGCGTGGCCGGTGACTTCAAGGGCTCGGCTCTCTGGGGCCAGGTCGAGGGCGTGGACATCTCCATCGCGGAGCAGGCGACCCTGAACGACGGTGGCACTCTGATCCACCTGTGGCAGCGCAACATGTTCGCGGTGCGTGCCGAGATCGAGGTTGGGTTCCGCGTGCGGAGCGTCAACGACTTCGTCCGCATCACCGACGGCACGGTCGATGTCGGCTGATCTCAGCTGACTACCTGATGGGGCCCAGTGAGATCACCTCTCCTGGGCCCCTGTGGGCGATCTGAGACCTTCTAGCGAACGGAGCCACACCCATGGCCCTCCTGGTCACCGTCGAGGACGTAGAGGATGTCCTGGGCTACGAGGTGGAGGAGTCCGCCATCACCAAGGCCCAGTTCCAGATCGGGAGCTACCTGGGTCTGGGCCTCGCCGACGACGAGGTGACTGACGAACTCGTCGCCTCCGACCTGGCCAACCTGAAGAACGCCATCATCTGGCAGGTCGACTTCAACAAGAACTCTCCTGACGCCTCGACCCGTGACCCTGCGGTCCAGTCGGCGTCCACCAACGGTGTGTCTGTGTCTTACCGTGCGGGAGACACAGACCAGATCCTCATGCTCGGTTCGATGGCCATGCGATGCATCAATCTTTTGAGCTGGAACCGGGCTGGTGTCAGAATCCGCCGGGCCAAGATGCGACGGGTCGACGACTGTGAGCGTCCTGACCCCTGGGTCACCCTCTCCCGTGGCGGGTCCCTCTGATGTCCATCCCGGTCTCCACCACCACGGTCACGGTGAAGCGACCCACGACCGACCCTGGAACCCAGGACCCGTGGGAGACCCCCGCTGGAACCAGCACTCTCGCCACCGGAATCCGCGCGGTGATCTCTCCCTCCAGCGGTAGCTCCGGCGCTCCGGGCGACACCGAGGTGGTGGAGTTCAAGCTGGTCTCTGATCCGACCGACATCGACTACCTCGACCAGATCGTCGACGAGTTCGACGACAAGGTCTACGAGGTGGTTTGGGCGATCACCACCCCAGGCATCGCCGGGCTGGGACACACTGCTGCTGGACTGAAGCGGTCCACAGGACTTGGAAGCTGAGAGAGGAAACCGAAATGCAGCGCACTTTCACCGTCACCCACCCAGGCCGGACCACTGCCCCGGAGAGAGACATGCTCTACTCCCTGCGCGTCGTGCTGGAGCGGGAGGGACTCGTCCTGGTCGGAGACCCGAAGGTCCTCGCCTCCGAGAACACGGGCGGGGTATCCACCAAGTACACCGTCGAGTTCGAGTCGCGGAAGTCGAAGCCGGGCGACGACACCGAGGACGACACGGCCCCGGACGACGGCGAGTAACCAGCCATGGGACGGGTGACGGTTGACCTCAAGGCGATCCAGGATCTGGCCCGCTCCCCCGAGGTCAAGCAGGCGCTGTTGAAGGCCGCTGAGGCCGCAGCCAGCCGCGCCCGTGAACTCGTCCCCGTCGACACCGGAGAACTGCGGGACTCCATCTACGCGGAGGAGACTGAGGAAGGTGCCCGGTTCGGAGCGACCGCAGACCACGCGGCCCACGTGGAGTTCGGCACCTGGAAGATGGCCGCGCAGCCGTTCCTCCGCCCGGCCGTTGACGCGATGAAGAGGGTGCAGTGATGGCGAAGTTTGTGGACGTGGAGGGAAGCCTCCGCACCTGGGCCCGCAACCACCCACTGCTGACCCCTCTCCTCGCTGGCCGCGTCTTCTTCGGAGTTCCCGCAGCCAGCCCCGTCCTACCTCTGGTGACCGTCGCCCGGATCGGTGGTGGACCTCAGCCAGGAGAAGCCCCACTGGAGGACGTGCGGATCACCTTCGAGGTCTGGGCCAAGGGCAAGGAGGACGCCACCGAGGTGATGACCAACCTCGTCGAGGCTCTCTTCGACATGCGCAACGACACCCTCCCCGGCGACACTCACGGCTACAGCGCGCAGGACGTGAACGTGCTGTGGCAACCGGACAACACGGCGAAGCTGGCGCGGTACATCGTCGACTGCGCAGTGACCGTGCGAAGTTCGACCTGATCGCAAGATCCGGACCTTAGACTTGGGACCAGACATACGGAACGGCAAACGACTGTCGGACCGAGCTGGACCAGGAACCTCGGCAAGAGCCGGGATTTCAGATATCGCCCCAGGTGTGGGCAGAGATAGAGAGGCACCAGTATGTCCGACGCCTTCAACGTCAAGGTTGGTCCCGGCAAGCTCTACATCGCTGAGCTGGGGACCGACGAGCCTGTTGACCTCACCACCGTCTGGGATGCCGAATGGATTGCGGCAGGATGGACCGATGAGGGTCACACCTTCACCCAGAGCCCGTCCGTTGACCCGATCGAGGTCGCGGAGCTGAAGAGCCCGGTGAAGTACTACACCGGTTCCATCGAGTATTCCCTGGAGTTCGCGCTGGCCGAAATTACAGCGCGAAATTTGCAGATCGCTTTGAACGGCGGAACCATCACCACGGGCACCGGCATCAAGACCTTCCAGCCTCCGGCCGGTAACGCTGAGGCGGTCCGGATCATGATCGGTTGGGAGTCCGACTCCGCCGACGAGCGCTGGGTCTTCCGCAAGTGCTTCCAGTCCGGTGACTCCGCAATCGCCCGCCAGAAGGGCCCGGCCAAGGCCACCATCCCGATGACCTTCAACCTGGAGATCCCGTCCGGTGTGACGCTCCCGTGGAAGGGCATCATCAAGGACCTGCCTGCCTGATCCTGACCCCCAACCGACATCGAACTAGGGACAAACGATGACCGAGAACGGACAGGTCCAGGTGGAAACTCCGATGACCTACCAGCCTTACCCCGGATACCCGACCGAGCCCGTCGGGCCTGTGGCCATGCCTGAGGTCCGAGGACCTGCCGCTGTAACGCCGCAGGAGCCCGCTCAGGCTCCTGTCACCACTCTGGCCGTACCTGAGCCAGACCCCGCTCCTGAGGACGTGGAGGACGCCTTCGACGGCGCTTACATGACCTTCGGCGAGGGAGACGACGAGGTCCGGTTCAAGGCCGCGAAGTTCGCCCCGGAGTGGCGCTTCTTCCCTCTCGCCTCGGCGATGAAGAAGGGCGACAACTTCGGTTCGATGGCTGCGGTCTATGACCTGGTGATGGCACTGGTCCTGGAGGACGAGCGGGAGCGGCTGAACGACTTCCTGGCCGAGCACCACGAGCACGCTCAGCTGGAGGCCCTTCTCGACACGGTGATGGAGACGGCCAAGAAGATCACCGGCCGTTCTTTCGGCGGATCGTCCGGCTCCTCCACATCTACTTCGACTCCGAAGCAGAAGTGAACGGGCGTCTCGTCCTCGCTGGTTACGGACGGGACTTGCCCAGCGGGCGATATGCGCTGGTGAGGAGCATCGGGTTGTTCCTCTTCACCGACGCGGTCTACGCCTTGGTGGTTGAGGGGATGGACAGGGAGCAGCGGGAAACGTTCGACGCCGATGTCGGTGACGACCGGACCATCAAGGAGGTCCGGAAGGCTGCTGAGATGAAGCGGCGGTTCGAACTCAGCCAGATGAGTGGCGTCACGTTCGTGTGAGTGGAGGAGGGTAGGACATGGCAGGGATCTCCCAGCAGTTCATCGACGTTCTGCCCGAGATGTCGGGGTTCGCCCCGCAGCTCCGCAGGGGCTTGGACACCGCGAAGTCCCGCGCTGACTTCCAGATCTCCCCCACGGTCGACACCAAGAAGATGCTCAGCGGTGTGGGTCGCGGTGCGATGAACGCGGGAAAGACCGGAGGCAAGCTCTTCGGTGACACGTTCAAGGGCGCGGTCGGCAAGATCGCTCTCGGAACCTTCCTCGGCAACGCCCTCACGGGAGGCGTCAAGGCTGGGATGTCCGGCCTGAAGAAGCTCCTCTCCGACTCCTTCGCCGAAGCCGCTGAATCGATCGAGGTCGGCAAGAAGACCGAGCAGCTGATCAAGACCACCGGCAAGGCCGCGAACCTCAGCGCGGCCCAGGTCGGCAAGCTGGCTGAGTCCATCAGCGCCAAGACCGCAGTGGACGATGAGGCGATCCAGTCCGGAGCGAACCTGCTGCTGACGTTCAAGATGGTCCGTAACGAGGTCGGCAAGGGCAACAACGTCTTCGACCGCGCTACCCAGGCTGCGGTGGACCTGGCTGCGACTGGGTTCGGCTCCATCGAGGGCAACTCAAAAATGCTCGGCAAGGCTTTGCAGGACCCGCTCAAGGGTCTCGCCGCGTTGTCGAAGGCTGGGGTCACCTTCACCGAGGGCCAGAAGAAGCAGATCAAGGCGATGGTCGAGTCCGGCGATCTGCTCGGTGCTCAAAAGATCATTTTGGACGAGCTGGAAGGCCAGGTCGGAGGAGTCGCCGCAGCCTCCGCGTCCAACGTCAAGAAGATGCAGGTCTCCTGGGGAAACCTGAAGGAGCAGCTCGGCACTGCGCTGATGCCCGCCTTCGAGTCCCTCGCCGGGGTCATCAACAAGCACGTGTTCCCTGCGATGAGCAAGGCGATCGAGAAGACCGAGAAGCTGAAGCCGGTCTTCGACAACACCTCCGACGCGATCACGATCTTTGCCAACGTCTGGACCGGTAAGGGATCAGGCGACCTGACGCGGGACCCACCGTGGATGGACCGGGCAATCGACATCGCGGAGAAGACCCGCAACGCCTACGACACCTTGGCCTCGGGTGTCTCCAAGTCGTTCAAGACGATCGGCGCGGCCGGAGCGCTCTTGGGTGGCGGGAAATTCACCAAGGAGATTGGCGAGGCCCTCGGGGTGAAGGGGAACTCCCCCGTCGTCAAGGGCATCCTCGGTATCCGGAAGTTCTTCGTGGATGCTTTCGGCAACATTGACTTCGAGAAGGTCAAGACTGACCTGAAGCGGGTGGTCGACGGACTCCAGCCGATCCTGGCCCCGATCGGACGAATCGTCTCCTCCGCGTTCGCTGCCCTGAACGGGTTGAAGGAGACCGTCCTCACCAACGTCGCAGACCTGGTCGAGGAGCATGGGCCGAAGATCGCCCAGTTCTTCAAGGACATCGAGCCCGGCATCTCCAAGCTGGTGACCGGGATCGGTGACTTCGGCGAGAAGGCTGCGCCCGTCATCAAGGGCATCATCGACGAGATCCTCAGCGCCCTGGAGCGCAACGGCCCCCAGATCAACAGCATGCTCACCTCGCTCGGCAGCATCTTCGAGAACCTGGGCAAGGTCATGGAGAAGGTCGGCCCGGTCATCGCTCCGATCATCGGCAAGGTCCTCGACACTGCGATCGGTCTGGCTGACGCTGCGCTGAAGGTCATCGACGGGATCTTCACCTCGATCACGGGCTTGTTCTCCGGTGACCAGAAGCAGATCAACGCTGGCCTGGACAAGGTCTTCGAGGGAATCGGTAAGTGGTGGGAGACCAACCAGGAGCTGAACAAGAGCATCTTCTTCAACATCGCGGCGTCGGTGTTCGGCATCCCCTACGAGGACCTGGAGAAGGCGAAGAAGGCGGTTGACAGTAACTTCGCCTACCTCGGTGGGTCGGCTTCGAAGTCCCTGGAGGACGGGTTCAAGTCGATCGGCGGTGACCCCAAGGCTTCGACTCAGGTGAATCTTTCGAACATCGTGGCCAAGGCTCTCGCCATCGGCGGTGGAACCATCGCCGGAAACGTGTCGAACATGAAGAAGAACTTCGATACGGGCTGGGCCACGATCTCCGGAGCGACCGGCCGTGCCTGGGACACCATCAAGTCCACGATCTCCAATCGGTTCAGCGAGGCTAAGACCAATGTGTCGAACACACTCGGCACGATCGGTGCGACTGTCTCTCAGCACTGGGAAGGTCTGAAGACCAACACCTCCAACGCCTGGGGGACGGTCAAGGCGACCGCTACCAGTCGGTTCAACGAGGCGCGGACCAACATCTCCAACACCGCCGGGACCATCGGCGCGACCGTGGCCAACAAGTGGGAGGGGCTGAAGACCAACACCTCGAACACGTGGAACACCATCAAGTCCACGGCTGCGACGAAGTGGAACGAACTCAAGACCACGGCCAGCAACAAGTTCGGCGAGATCAAGACCACCATCACCGGGATCTGGGACAGCCTGAAGACCTCGGTCTCCCGCGCCACCTCCGCGATGGGTAAGGCCATCGGTGACGCCTTCAACAAGATCAAGGGAGCTGCTGCCACCCCGATCAATTTCGTGATCGGAACCGTCTGGAATGACGGCCTCCGCAAGATGATCAACTCGATCCCCGGAGTCCCCGACTTCGACCCCGCGCCGACTATCAAGGGCTACGCCCAGGGAGGCGTCCTCCCCGGTTGGAGCCCCGGCAAGGACATCCACCAGTTCACCTCCGCGACCGGTGGCCGACTGGCCCTGTCCGGTGGCGAGGCGATCATGCGGCCGGAGTTCACCCGTGCGATCGGTGGAGCCTCCGGCGTAGCCGCACTCAACGCCGCAGCTCGTAAGGGCGGTGGAGCGGCCGTAGCGGCTCTCCTGGGCAGTCAGAACCACGCGGAGGGTGGGCTGGTCAGCTTTAAGGGCGGTCGGTTCACCAGCCCGTTCGCAGCTGCCCTGCAGGCGGTGGCCAAGAAGGTCGCCTTCAGCATCTTCCAGGGTGGCTGGCGTCCCGCCACCTCCTACTCGGGAACGTCCCACCAGGGCGACGCGGTCGACGCTGGACCGGTCTCGGCCAAGCTCGTCCGGACGATGCGCGACTACGGAGTCGCAGCGTGGGATCGAACGAATATGGGCGCGTGGGCACCCCACGTTCACGGCGTCCCGGTCAACGGCAAGGTCGGTACCGCACTCGGGTCGGCCAAGTGGCAGGCCAGCGATTACCTCAACGGTGGTAACGGTTTGAACGGCCGCGACAACGGTGCTGGTTCCGGATACCGCCCCGGAGTCACCCCCGCAGGAGACTTCCTCGGTGGGTTCGCCGACGTGTTCACCAAGCTGCCCGGCCAGTTCGACGACTTGAAGAAGAACCTCGACTCCATGTCCAACTCCGAGTGGGGAACGATCGCCCGGCAGGCCATCACCCAGCCGATCCGTGACGCTCGGAACTGGATCAACGAGAAGATCCCTGGACCTGGACCGCTGCCTGGATTCGCCAGCGGCGGTATCGCCACCAAGGGCGGACTCGCCTCGGTCGGTGAGCGCGGCAAGGAGACCGTCATGCTCCCCACCGGCTCGGTCACCTACCCGAACGGCCGTGTCGAGATGCAGATCTCGAACTGGGAAGAGGGCAAGGGCTGGTTCGAGATGAAGACGCGGGATCAGATCAACCAGAATGAGGCGTTCAACGGTGTGATGAATCGACAGGGAGCCAACTGATGGGTACCGGTCGCATCATCAACTTCCTGGACACCCATGTCGGTCAGGACCAGCCGCTCACGAACTACAACGCGGGTGGCTCGATGTACATCCGCAACTGGAGCGGCTCCGCGCGGCTGGGCTTCCTCTACTGCAACCGCCCAGTCCCACTCGGGGTCACTGTGACCAAGGCCGAGCTGCACTTCTTCGGCTACGCCAAGACGGTCTCCGGGTCGGTCACGATGTACCTGAAGCGGTTGAAGCAGACCGTCACCTTCTCCAAGCTGAACTGGAACAACCGCCCCACTGCGTTCTACACCACCACGGAGAGGTCGGCCACCAAGTCCGGGACCTACCCGGATCAGACCGAGTGGATCGTCAACGTCATGTCCGACGTGCAGACCATCGCCGACGGGAACGCCTGGTACGGGTGGCAGCTTCGGACGAACTGGGCCACCACCACGTGGAACCCCCGGTTCATGGCCGCGAACCACCCCAACCCCGACCTGCGGCCGTTCCTGGTAGTGGAGTGGTCCGACGCCCCTGACACCCCGACTCAGCTGTCCCCGTCCAGCGGGAACGTCATCTCCACCCCGGAGCCGATCCTGCGGTTCGACTACACCGATGTGTCAGGTGACACAGAGATCGCGGCGGTCCAGGTCCAGATCGACACCAACGCCCTCTTCTCCAGCCCCGACTACGACTCGGGTGTGGAGCCGGTCGACGGACCGCAGTGGGACCTCACGGACGAATCTTTTACGGCTACCGAGGACACGCTCTACTACTGGCGGGTGAAGGTCCAGGACGGAGCCGGTCTCTGGTCCGGCTGGTCGGCCGCAGCCAGTTTCGTCTACAAGCCGCTTCCTGTCGTCACCATCGACTCTCCCGCTGAGGACCCGAACGATTTCGTGGATGAGCCGACCCCGGCGATCCTCTGGACCACCACGGGAACCCAGGAGTCCTACCAGCTGGGCCTGTACCGGTACGACAGCGCGGGAAAGGCGTTCCTGGTTGACTCCCGCCCCCGCACGGTCTCCGCCACGGGTGACGGGTACCGCGTACCGGCCGGGGCGATCACGGTGAAGAACGCCACCTACCGGGTCGACGTGCGGATCTACGACGGTGAGGACCGCGAGGCCATCCCGAACGGACCCGCCTACACCCAGGTGTCCCGGTTCTTCACCTACCAGTACAGCGCCCTCACGGCCCCTGTGACGAACCTGGAGGGCGCGGGCAATGATCCCTACCCTGGAGTCGTTTTGGAGTGGGACAGGGCCACCTTCCCCGATTCCTGGGCCATTGAGCGGGACGGAATCGTCATCGCCACCGGTCTCGACCCGGATGACGACACCTTCGTCAGCGGAATCCACCACCAGTGGACCGATCGCACCCCGACCAAGGGCAGGGCCCACACCTACTCGGTGCAGGCGATCTCGGAGAACAAGGCCTCCGCGTCCAACCCGACCGTGGTGGTGACCAACGACATCGTCGGCACCTGGGTGATGGACGGAACCGACGGCGGACCAACGGTTCTGCTCGTACAGGACAAGGGCCGGACCATGCTGTTCGAGGAGCAGTCGGCCACCTACGCCCCGCTCGGAGCCACCAAGGTCTCACTGGTCACCCAGGGCCTGCGCGGATACACCGGAGAGATCCAAGGCGAGCTGCACTCCTCGGTCCTGGGTACCTCCGAGACGGCGACCCAGTGGCGGGACCTGATGCTCACCCTGAAGTCCTACGCGGGCCAGATCGTCTACCTGTTCATCCAGGACATGACCATCCCGGTGGTGCTGCAGAACGTCCAGGTCTACCGCAAGCCACAGCCGGATCTGATCTACGCGGTCAGCTTCACCTTCCACCAGCAGGGGGACTTGAACTTCACTCCTCGTCTGGGAGGTTGAGCCGTGAAGAGTCTTGGGCTCACCGCTGCTGACCAGAAGCTGTTCACCTCTGGCCTGCTCGGCAACCACAGCCTGGAGATCCAGGTCGAGATCCTCAACCGTGGCCACGTGATCCTGTCCGACATCTCCACCATGCTGATGGGCGGTCAGGTCAATGTGTCCGCCACTGCGGAGGTGACCCGGTCTGCCAGCCTGGAGCTGAAGGACCCGGCGCACCTGCTCAGCTTCGACACCAACAGCCCGCAGGACGCGGCGATGTTCATGGACCGGATGATTCGGGTGAGCTACCGCGTCCTGTCCTACGACCACCTGAACCGCTGGGTGACCATCCCGATCTTCACCGGGCCGATCACCAAGATGAACCGATCCGGGATCATGGTTAACGTCGAATGCATGGGCAAGGAGCACTACGCCAAGAAGCCAGCGTGGCGGAACAAGAACTACGCCATCGGAACCCTCCGCACTTCGATCGTGCGGGAGCTGCTGGTCAACGTCGGCGAGACCAAGTTCTCCATCGAGGCCTGGGACAAGCGCACCGCCAACAACTACGGCGTGACCCGCGAGACCGACGTGTGGACCCTGGCTAAAAGAATGGCCGCAGGTCGCCTCCTCTACTACGACGGGGCGGGCACCCTGGTGATGCGCGCTGCTCTGGCGCGGTCGGTGTTCACCTTCGGAACCGGCGACGGTGGCGCGATCCTGAACGATCCCCAGATCGACTACTCCAGCGACAGCGTCAAGAACATCGTCTGGGTGATCGGTGGAATCCCCAAGGGTGCGAAGTACCCGGTGCAGTACACCGCCTACGCCGACCGCAACCACCCGATGTCGGCACAGAAGCTGGGCTGGAACGAGTCGGCCTGGCATCTACCGGAGAAGATCGAGGACCCGGACCTGCTCTCGGTGTCCGACTGCAAGGAGCGAGCCGACGCCGAGCTGACCCGGCTCCTGCGGATGTATGTGAATGTGTCGTTTGACACAATCCCCATTCCGCACCTGGAGTGCCTCGACGCCTGCACCTTGTCCCTGGATGGGCTGTCGATCGTGTTCGGCCTGGATGACTTCTCCATCCCGCTCAAGGTCGGCGACTCGATGACTATCGGGTTTAACGAGATGAGATCGGCCAATGTGACAAAGATCCGGCGGAAGAAGTGAAGTGTCTACCGGCTCTGACGGATCTTCCGGCAGGCCTTGCACCATCGGTAGCCCGTAGCCTGAGTGATTCCTGTGTTCTCCGAGGTGAACTCGTGCCCCCATTTGCAGTGGGTCTTGTTGGCGTTGTGGTGGGTGCCGTGAGTGATCGCGTCCCTCGTGTTCTCCAAGCGGGTCCCGTATCTGAGGTTGCCAGCTTCGTTGTCCAGGGAGTCTCCGTTGATGTGACGAGTCTCCCGACCTTCGGAGGGTCCAAGGAAGGCCAGGGCTACCAGTTGGTGAACCCGACGCGGCCGGAACCTTCCTGTGTCGTCGGAGATGTTGACCTGGTACCTCTGGAATCCTGTGCGATGGGTTTGGATGCTCTGCTTCAGGATTCGCTCTTGGACTCTCCCGTTCCGGCCGTCGGAGTAGTGAACGTCTCGCCCCCTGCTACGGATCTGGCCGTCGGAGGAGGCTTCGTAGTTGCTGAATCCTGGGATCGTCTTCCACATAATCCTCAGTGTATCCGTCTTCATGTTCTGCAGGAAGAAGTGATGATCAGGGATACTGGGACCACGGCCGTGAAGGATCAGAGAGGTGGGAACCGCGCATGCTGACGGGCAAAGTCCTCGACGTGTCGACACACCCAGCTGGGTCCCTGGTCGCGGAGGAGTACAACCCGTCCCTGCCCGACACTCTCGCGGTCTACGAGGTCTACGACTTCAGCCCTGACGGCGGGACCTTGCGGATCGGTGAGCAGACCTTCGACTACCTCACCGTGGACTACGACCTGTCCACCATCACCATCTCGCCCGACCAGAACTTCGGCGGGCAGCAGATCGACACCCAGGTCCTGGTCGAGCCGTACGCCGAGACCAAGATGGCCCTGGTCGACCTGAACGATGAGGGTGACGGACTTCCGGTTACCGTTACGCACTCGCTCTCCGCGCTCCTGTCCGACGGCCAGCGGGACCCGGACAACATGGAGACCATCACCATCGAGGAGACCTCCCCCGGTCTCTGGGTCGCGGTCGACATCCTGGACCAGAAGCCGCAGCTCACGACGCCCGTCCTGGACATCTCCCTGACCGACGGGCTCCCCCCTACCGGGAGTCCCACCCCGACCGTGATCGGCGGTCTGGGGGTCATCCACGCCCGTTGGCCGGGACTGGAGAACGCGGACCCGGTCACCTATGACGTGCACATCAGCGACGACCCTGGATTCGCCCCCGTCACCCAGGAAGCGGTTGTTCCCGGAGACCCCACGGTCGATGACCCGTTCGACACCTTGACCGAATGGGACACTCCGGTCGACCTCGCTCCAATCACCAACCTTCAGAAGCGCCCGAACCCGTCGTCGGGCGGAACCTCTGACTGGTACATCTTGGAAGCCAACGGGTCGGCTATCGAGGACGCCAGTACCGAGACCTACCAGGCCACCGGTGGGCCAGGTCCTGTGGCCCCTTGGAAACGTGCAGAGCGGATCGGCACCCCTGTTGTCGAAGCTGACTCTCACGAGTACAAGCTCATGGCTAGTGGACTTTCGACGTACAAGTACGCCGATGTCGTCCCCGGTGTGAACTACACCTTCTCGATCTGGTTCAAGAGTTCGGTGACCGGTCCTGTCGGGATCTACGGGAACTACTACACCGACAGCACGGGGACCGGAGCGTCTACCTTCAGCAGTGGGGTGTCGGCGTTCAACTACACCGTCGCCGAGACGTGGCAGAGGTTCGAATACACCGCCACCGCTCCTGCGTTGAAGACCGCTGCTGAGTTCAGCCTCCGTCTGGACGAAGACTTGTTCGTGCAGACCACGGGGGACTACATCGGCTGGGCTATGGCCACGGTCCTGCCGACCACGGTCGCAGCCACCATCGATCTGGACACCGACTTCATCAACGGCGCGGTGACCGACACCTCCGAGTTTGACTACGCCTGGACTGGCACGGCTAACAGCTCCACTTCCACTCGGACGCCGGTCATGCCCGTCAACGGAATCGATCTGCACGACGGCGCGGTCACCCTCAGCTTGATCCCGCCTGCGGTGGAGAACCTCCTCTGGGACTCTATTCCGATCGGCGGTAGTGACTGGGCGTTCTCGGCCACTGCGGGAGAGTACGGCGACGGGTTCAACACCGGGACTGGCGCGGGATACGGGGACCCCGGTCCCACCCTGTCGGGAACTCAGGTCGACAACTGGTTCCACACCGAGTTCTACCCAGGCAACCCCAACGTCTGGGAGTGGGTCGGCACGCCGTCGGAGACCCACTGGAACGACATCGCGGTCCAGCCGGACACCGACTACACCGCCTCGATCTGGTTCCGGCATCACACCGCCCCTGCTCCGGGTGAGGACCCGGTCTACGGATCGGTTGGCTTCTTCGACTCCGAAGGCTCCCTGATCGGAGGGTTCCAGTACTCCCCTGACGAGTATCAGGGCGACGCAGACACCTGGTACCGCGCACAGGTCACCGCGACCAGCCCTTCCAACGCTGCGTACGCACGGGTCTACGGCTGGGTGCAGATCGGTGACATGCCGCTGACCTCCACCTGTGTGGTCGACTTCACCGCCTACTCGCTGCACGAGACCTCCTCCATGAGGGATCTCGATCTGGACACTGAGCTGGTCTACGGTGACTTCCCCGCTACCGCTACCCACCTGCTTCAGTGGTCGGGTGCGGCGAACTCCTCGTCCTCACTGCGGAAGATCCTCGCCCCGTTCGAGGATGTTCAGCTGGAGCGGATCAACCCGTTCGATCTGACCAACGCGGTCGCCACCTACACGGTGAACTTCGCAGGGATGGCTGGTGACGAGGCCCACGCCTCGGTGACCTTCGGCACCACGGGCAACACCATCCAGCTGGACGCCTACGGCGACCGCCTGGTGGGCGTCTACAACGAGATCTCCAACGAGATGGCCGACCTGAACGCGGCGTCGATCTCGGCGATCCGGGTGTGGCATGACCAGGTCTACTCCGCGCTGGTCCTGGAGGTTTCCCCTGACGGCCTGTCCTGGACCGAGGCGGTGCGCGGCCCGAGCGCCAGCTTCAACCTCGCCGTTATGGACACGTCAGTCTGGCTCGTCCCCGGCGAGACCGACATCAGCCACGACTCGACCAACTCCGTCACCCACTTCACGGTCGCCCCGCTCACCGTCCAGACCACCTTGGCCGTCTCCACCGAGTCCACCTCGGTCACGATCAAGTCCCTCCCCGACGGGTCGCCGTTGCAGTACGGGGTGACCTACTACGTCAAGCTCATCGCCCGTGACGCCGACGGGTCGGCTGACCCCGGTGGTGAAGGTTCCGCCGCTCCGGTTCAGGTCACCACGCCCGATGTCGCGGCCAACTTCATCTATGGCAACACGATCGTGGCCAACCAGCTCATCGGCGGGGAGATCCAGTCCGACCTGATCCTGAGCGGGAACATCAAGACCGCGACCTCAGGTGCCCGTGTCGCCCTGGGCCCGTTTGGCCTGACCGTCTACGACTCGGCTGGTGTACCGACCACCCTGCTGGGCTCCAACGGAGTGAGCACCTTCCGTGGTCAGGCAGAGATCTCCAACCTGACTGTGACCGGTGGGATGGCGATCCGGGGAACGTCCAACGAGTTGGCCAAGGGTGCAACCCTCCTCCTCGGTGCGGCGATCTCGGCGTCCCCGAACAGCCCGACCGTGGTGGTCGACTACGAGACCTCCAACACCTGGGCCGCTGTCGCCGGAATGGTCACCCCGACCTACCGCTCGATCCAGAAGCTGACCAGCGACTGGCTCCTCGCCCTGCGCTCCGGAACCTCCTACCGCGCCTGCCAGTTCAACGCCGACGGAACCCTCGACCGGGTGCACGGCGGGACGTACGGCGATGGGCTGGATCTGGTGAACGCGGTCCAGATCAACAACACTGGACCGGTCTATGCGATGGGGACCAATGGCCGGATCTATCGGCTCCCGTACACGGACAGCGTCGCAGGAGCCACCAGGGACCTCTTCTGGGACTTCGCAGCGGGCAACCCTGGGGGAATCACCACCTCGGGCACTGTGGCCTTCACGGGCGGATACGCCTCCCTCACGGCCAACGCCGGATCTGATGCCGAGTTCCGGACCACCACGGCGATGAACCTGCGCGGGAAGCAGGTGTCGGCCAAGGTCACCCCGCCGATCGCGGTGCTGGCCGGTGGTCAGAAGATTGAGATGCGGCTGGAGTACGACTCCACCGTCTGGGCCACCGCGTACGTAGAGCGCGCGCTGTCGGGTTCGACCCCGATCAACCGGCTCTACTTCACCACCAACAGCTCCAGCGGGTCGGGAGTGGACTACACCACTTCGATGGCCTACTGGCGGATCGCTGAGTCCAACGGATCGTTCCAGCTCTACACGTCCAGTGACGGCATCACCTACACCCTCCGCCTCACCCGTGGTCACAGTTTCAGCACCGCGCAGCTTGCCTCCACCGATGTGGTGTTCCGGGAGGAGAACGGCGGAACTGAGCTGATTTCGAATACCAGCTTCGAGACCAGCTTCACGGGTTGGACGAAGTTCCTGAATGAGGCGTGGACCGACTACCCACGGTTCGACTACCAGCGGGTCACCGATCAGGCCTACGACGGCACCTACTCGGCACGGGTGTACGCCAACCAGAACGCCTTCGGTGGTGACCTCGTCGGCCTGCGGTTCTCCGACACCAGCCTGATTCCTCAGGTGGCCGGATCTTCTTACCAGGTCAGTTTCAAGGCCCGAGCTTCCGCCTCGGGGCGAGTGGCCAAGAACGGCTGGGCTCGCTTCGACGCGAACAAGAACTACCTCGGATTCACATGGGGTGGTGCTGGTTACACCGGGATCACCATTCCAACCGCATCCTGGGGAACGCTGACCGACACCTACACCAGCTCTGACAGCACCGGGTACTTCACCCCGGTCCTGCTGGTGGGTCCGACTGCGAATGTCACAAGCGGAACCACCATCGCTTACCTGGACGACACTTCTCTCATCGTCACCGGCTCCGCCACAGCTCTGGTGACCCGCATCGACGATGTCGCGGTGGAGTGGGGACCGTCGGACTTCGGCACCACCTTCACCCGAAAGGATGCCTCCAACGCCCCCGCACTGGGAACGGACGGGACCGACCTCCTTGTGTCTGAGTACGACACAGTCAACAACAAGGTGGTCATCTACAAGGTCGACCCCCGCAGCCCTGGTGTCATCACCTCCACCCTGACCTCGGGGACCCACGCCGACTTCGCCGCGACCCGTCCGCTGATCCGGGTGGACTACGGATCTTTTGACCTTGGTGCGTCCCGCTACCTGGTCTACGGGTCGAACGGTTCTCCGATCGCCATGGCCTTCTCGGTGTCGGGATCGACCCTGACCTATCAGCCGACCCAGAACTTTCCTCTTGCCGGTCTGGCCGGTGGTGCCTACGACGGGACCCAGTTCTGGTCGCTGAACACCGACGGTGTGATGAGCAAGCACACCGGCATCGTCTGGACCGACTCCTCCGCGTGGACCAAGACCTGGTTCGGTGCGTCGTCCTGGTACGACGGGAACGCGACCGGAGGAACGCACGAGACCACCGCCAGCCCACGGGCCAGCTTCAGCATGAAGAAGCGGGCGCGGTACACCGTCACGTCCACCGCGATCCCGGACGAGGGCGGTACGGACGACCCCGATCGGATCAGGGTCTACCTGGCCAGCGGCCTGGCCACCACTCTGTACCTCCAGGGGACCTCGGCCGACGGGGTGAACTCGCTCGTCCTGACCTCGGCCACGTTCTCCGGCACGTCGGCACCGGTCAGCTCCAACTTCCCGAACGCAATCCCTGGCCAGATCAAGAATGATTCCTCCAGCCTGCTGATCTCGGGCCTGGGGACGATCAAGGGGACCACGGTCGAGGCGACCACCCACGTCACCACGCCGCTCTACAAGGGCTACGAGGGCGGTGCTGCGTCGGTCCTGGCCGATCCCTACCTGAGCCTGATGATGGACTGGGAGGTCGTCGCCACAGGTGGCGGAATCCTGGTCGGGAATGGAACGGGAGTCAGCTGGTCTCAGCGGATCATGCTGATGGGTGCGGGTCGCCATGCGACCTACGTCCCGGCCGGGTACTTCCAGATCGACATGCCTGCCAACGGCACGGTGATCACGCGGTACAACGCGGTCGCGGGAGTCAGTGACACGGTGACAGTGGCTTCCGGAGTCATCCCGCTGAGCACCTGGTCGACTCTCTACTACGTCGTCCCGTTCGGAGCGACCAGCACCTCGCTCCCAGCCAACTTCCGGATCGTCAACTACACCGCCGGTAACGACTTCACCACGCCGTGGAACTGGATTCCGATCGTCACCCGCAACGGCGGTACCTCGGGAGACTCTGAGGCTGCGACCTTCGGAACTCACCGCTGGATCGGTGGCCGCTACACCACGGTCAATCCGAAGATCAACAACACCTTCCCGCTGGGGACCCAGCATGATGTCGACACCGCCGCTGCGGCTGACGTAGGTCTCTCGGTGACGGTGGCTGTGTCGGGCCCGTCAGATGTCTACCAGGTGACGATCTGCATGGACATCCAGCGTTCGAGCGTCCAGACGAACGTATCTCCAGACCCACTGATCTTCGTCGGTCGGTTGGTGGTGGACGGAGTCACCCAGACGGCTCAGATCATCTGCCGTCAGCCGATCGTCAGTCTGCGGGGCACCTACTCCCAGGTCTACACGGTCACTGGACTTGCGGCTGGTAACCGGGACTTCAAGCTGCAGCGGTCGATTTCGGGGACCACGGTCACTGGTGGTGGTGACGGCAACGGCACGGGAACCTCCTGGAACGGCACCTCAGGCAAGCTTTTGTACCAGTACCGGATCAACTCGATTCACACCAACATCCAGATCACTCAGCAGATCTAAACCCGAAAGGATCTTGGAACCGGTCTCACAAACGGCATGTGATCATGGTTGAAGCGTCAATGGTCAAGGTGGGAGACATCGATGGGTGAATTTGGAGTGCTGCTCCAGAGCTTCGGCCCTCAGATCAGCTTCTTCGGTCTGGTGGTCGGAGGATTCTTTCTGGTGTTCCGTGGCCTCCTCATCCCGAAGATCACCCTGGACAGTCTGACCACCCAGTGGGAGATGCGGCTCCAGGAGCGCGAGAGGGAAGTGGCTGCGTGGAAGACCGCGCACGACAAGTCAGAGATCGCGCGGGAAGAGATCCAGTCCTCTCTGCAGGAGGTCTTGGAGCAGCAGCGCACTGTGGTGCGGCTTGTGCAATCGTTGCCGGGGGTTCAGATCCCGACGAACGGTGGTGGGCAGACGTGACCGTACTCCAGAAGCTCTGGGACTGGTTGGCCAAGAAGAATCAGAACCTCCCTGAGGCGGAAGGCCGCGCCTCCACCCTGCCCGAAGCGCAGGCCGCTCAGCGCCGTGCAGAGGACACCCAGAACTGGATCAGGAGCAAGGCTCCCGAGGCCCGTGAGGTGGCGGAGCAGATGCGGCAGCTCCGTGAGTCGAACCACTTTGGACTTCGCCTGGAGCGTGCTTTCCAGTTGAAGGAAGATCGACGATGAGGAGCCAGACCAGTCAGCGCCAGGAGCGCGTATTCCAACTCAGAGGGCGGGCAACATGATCTTGGAAGACTTCCTGCAGACGATGGGTGACGGAGCGCTCCTGGTGGCGACCCCTGCGGTGATCGCCTTCACCATCCGCTACGGGATCTGGTCGTACTGGAGGGAGACCGCGCCCGGTCGCGCTGTGTTCTGGCTGTCGGCCGCGCTGTCCTCACTGGTAGTGCTGGTCGTCTGGGCGGTGATCGATCGGCTGATGGGGTGGGACACGAGCTTCGTCCGCGACTTCTACCGCGTGTTCGCCTACGGGTTCACCATGGTGTGCTGCTGGCGGTTGCTGATCACCCTGCTGAAGATCCAGGAAGAGGGACGCAAGAATCGGAAGGCAAGGCTTCGTCTGAACCAGGAGCAGGACCAAACGGAAGGGTCGAAATGAGTGAATCTCCTGAGGTTGTTCCCACCGAGGTAGTCGTCCCGGCGGAGACCGTCGCCGGTACCGCGAAGGACGCCCGCAACCGTGCGGTACGGACCTTCCTGCAGAACCTCGCGGTGGACGTGGTGGTCGCCCTCCTCCTGGTGATCTATCCGGTCGTCAGCGGCGCTCAGGACCTCTCGCAGGTCCAGTGGGGACTCCTGGCCGCGTCGGTCCTCAAGACCCTCGTGGTGACCGTTCTGAGCTTCCTGATGAGGTTCTTCAAGCTGTCCCCGAAGACCACCACGGTCTGACCCACAGAGGAGGACTGATGTTCGGACCGAAGTCTCGAAAGTCTCCTGACCCTGAGGAGACCGGTGTGGCCGATATCCAGCTCGGGGTGCAGGGCGGTCTGGTGCTGGTTGTGATGTCGGATTCCCAGGGGAACGCGGTGACTGGTGCGTTCTCCCCAGAGCAGGCTCAGAACCTGGGAGAGAACCTGTTCCGGCTCGGCCGGACGGTGGCTATTCCAGTAGCCTAAAAGACGGAAACCCCGCACATGTCACAGGTCGTCCCACCTAGATCCGTGTGCGGGGTTTCTCTTTGTCCTCAAGCAGTCTGATCTTCTTCCAACACCTCGGACTCAGCCTCGGCGACAGGCTCCTCAGGCTCTGCGGTGGAGTCGTCGATCACCTGCCGCAGTGCATCACCATTGAGACCCAGCTTGACTCCCTCACCGAAGAAGACCGAGAGCTTCTGGAACAGGACCTCGTCGCGGAAGGCGCTGAGTCGATCGACCAGATCCTCCGGGGCGTCTCGGTCCTCCAGGTAGGAGACCACCGAGTTCAGCCAATCGAGGTCGAAGAGAGGTTCAGAGTTCATGGCCACCATCATCCTCCAGAAGAGTCGGCTGCGGGACCAGCCCGGCCGGGAAGTCGTCGTGGTCCTTCCAGATCTGGGCGATCGTGAGGATGGTCCAGCGATGGATCTCACCGAGGTCGCCGTCGCTCCACGCTTCGGCCTGGTCGGTGATGCTGGTCAGGCCCTGGACCAGGTTCCAGTAGAACCCCACCCACGGCTCCAGGTCCTCGCGGCCCTCGATGTGCACGATCTGGTGCGCCTCCGCGTCGGCCTCCTCGGAGAGTTCGTCCAGTCGGGCGTCGATGAACTTCACCAGCGCGGTGATGTCCAGATCCTTCAGGTTGGGAGGCCGGGTGAAGTGGCTCCGGTCCCACGCGGCGATCCCGTGCTTGCGGCAGGCGTCGACCAGCTTGTTCATGTGAGTCTCCTCGGGGTTGATGTAGAGCGGGAGTCCAGCGTGGGAGGAGCCGACCAGGCCGTGCGGGGTGTAGTTACCTTGGCCGGATTCGTAGAAGCCCTGAGCGCGGTTCACTGGAACAGCCCCGAGATCATGGCCATGTCGCCACTCAGGTCGGGGACGAACTCAACCGCCAGATACTTCAGCTCGTCGCCTTCGATGAACCAGGTGAACATGACCTGCTCGGACTCACCGGGCTTGAGGGTGACCCCACCGAAGATCTCGTTGTCCTCCTCGGCGATCGATCCCCGCGTCCCGGTGGCGCGGTACCAGGTCTCGAAGTCGTTCCACTTCTTGGTCCCGTTGTTGGTCACCTTGAAGGTGGCGTTCACCCGGACCTTCGCATCGACCCCTTCGAGCTTGGTCACGTCCTCGACCGTCAGGGTGATCCCGTTGCAGAACTGGATCGGGCTGTCCGGAACCGTCTCCTTGAACTCGGCCGGGTCCTTCTTCCCGCACTTCACGGGCGGTGGCCCCTCCTGTGACACCTTCTGGGTGGGCTCCTCCGCAGGAGTGGCACTGGGAGCCTCAGCAGGGGCGCTAGGGCTGGATGGGACGGTAGAGGGGTAGGTCTGGGTGGGTTCTCCGGCTGTCACGGGGGCGCAGGCGGTCAAAAAGAACGACGCTGCCACCATCAGGATCAGAGCGGCGACCATGAGGATGGTCTTGAGTCGAGTGCTCATCAGAACCGATCCCACCCTCGCTCAGCGACGATGCGGAGGGTCTCAGGAGCCATCCCCAGTTCCTCACCGAGGTCGATCCACTCCTCCAGCTTCCGCTTCTCCTGGACTCTGATGACCTTCTTCAGCGCCTTGACCAGGTCGCTCTCGGTCTCCCCGTGCCGATGGAGGAAGTCGAGGCAGGCGCGGCTTCCGCTCAGGCTCATCACCCGAGAGATCGTTTCGACCTGGCTCTTGGTCAGCGGGAGGGTGGTGCGGAGCTGGTCCATCATCGCGGTGAAGTCCCAGTCACTCATCGGAAGACTCCCGCCACGAAGGCGAGCATCGGGATGACGACCGCGAGTCCGAGGACCAGGCCGAGGAGTCCGCCCTTGACGGTGTCGGCGTCGATCCGGTGACGGACCGGCGAGGTGTACTGCGGTACGGGGATGGCGTTGGCGCGGAAGCTGCCGACTGGCATCGAGGGCAGCGCCCTGGAGAAGTCGGGTCCGGGGTGGTTGGTCATTGAAGTGTCCCTTCAGATCTGAATTGGAAATCTACGCGGCCAGTGCCTTGTTGCGGTAGTACCGCGCCCGCTGGTCTTCGCGGTGGCAGGTTCGGCACTGACGCTTATTGCCTTGCCACCGGGTGTTCTCCTCGGAGTACGGGTGCTGCTGCGGGCAGTGGGTTTTGTTGGCCCAGAAGTTCGTCCCATGCCGCAGCTTGTCCTGCTCGTTCTCCGACTGGGTTCCCCAGGCGAGGTTCCCGGCGCGGTTGTTCTTCTTGTCGCCGTCCAGGTGCCGTGCCATCAGACCCTCTGGACGTGTCCCCGCGAACGCGGTCAGCACCAGCAGGTGCACGTTGACCGTGGTCATCCGGGAGTCGGTGTAGAGATTCACCCTCATGTATCCCTGGTGGTCGCGGTTGGACTGAGCTACCAGCGTGTCCTGCGGGGACCGCCATCGAGGGAGGCTGCGGACTCGTCCGAGGTTGCTCACCGCGTAGAGGCCCTCCCAACCGCGCGCTGGCTTCCAGGTCTCGCCGGGGAGGTTGCGGGTGAAGTTCATGAGTAGCTCCCGTTCAGGATGATGAGGATGGCCATCGCCACTGCGGTAAGGCCACAGACCGCCAGCCAGATGCTGGCCTTGACGCGGTAGGTCTGGGAGGGAGTCACTTCGAAACCTCCCGCGCCACCGAGGCGATGATCGCCATATCGATCTGGTCGAGCTTGCTGAGGTACTCCCTGGTCTGGGCCAGAGCCGCGTACGGGTCATCACTGACCACGGCGCGGAGGCTGAGTTCCAGGAGGGTGGTGAGGTCCTGCTGCGGGGTCTCCTCCTCGGAGTCCTCCATGCATGGATCGGTGTTCATCGAAGTCCCTTTCGATCTGCAGCCACGTCCCTGGTTGATGTCTCTACTTTAACACATCACCTACCTAAGATGCAAGTAGGTCCCCAGAACTTCTCTACTCCAGTTCCCGCAGGAGGTCTTCCAGCCAAGAATCGAGGTTCTGCGGCTTGGATGCCGAGGCAGGAACGTCCTCTGGAACGGGCTGTGCGGCGATCTGAGGGACTTCCACGGTTGGAGGGTCCACTGGTACCGCCTCGACCTCCGCAGTCGCCACAGGAGCGGGACGCTGGTAGGCGACCTTGTCGTTCTCGTGGAAGCTGCGGTTGGTTTCGACGGTGTGCTCGAAGGTGGGCTTCTCGAACTTCACGAAGAGGTACTTGGCGTCCCGCTCGACCGTGGTGACCGTCCACCACTCGTAGATGGCCTTACTGCCCTCGTGCCGGGCGATGGACCGCACGCGGTCGCCTACCTGAACCTCGGAGGCGTATCCGGTGAGGTGATCCTCTTCGACCTCCAGCGCGGTGATGACCTTACGAGCTGGCCTAGCCATCCGTCGGGGGTGAGCGGCGCGGTATTCAGCCGAGCGGATCTTCTGCTCCTCGGCCCGTGCTCGCTTCTCCTCCGCCAGCTTCTCCTTCATCTCCTCGACCGAGGTGGCGTACGGGGCGTCACCGCCCAGCTCGGACTGCTCCCGAATCCAGGTGCGGATCACGCGGTTGATCCAGTTCATGGTCACGTTGAACTTGGTGACGGTGGGGAAGGACCTTTCACGGATCTCAAGATCCCACTTGGCGTCTTCGTCCTCGAAGTAGTCGGTGGTGAGGTGCAGGGTGTAGTGCTTCCCGGCCCAGGTGTCGTACACCTCAGCCTTGAATCCCGTCTGGGTCCCCTGCCAGTTCACCGCAGGCTCCCAGGTCCAGGAGTAGTTCTCCCGCCAGGTCTCCTCGCGGGTCTTGGTGGTGCTCATCTGGTGTCCCTTCAGATCCAACCCTCTTGGTCGGGCTGTAGGACTAGATTAACACATCAGTAGACACCATGCAACCCTGGTACCCATAGAGATATGTGTTACTTGTGTCACAGACACACTACTCAGGGGAGGGGCTCAATCGTGAGCACAGGGAGTGTAGGTCCCTACCCCCTCCAGGTTCTGGAACTCAGCGAGGCTGAGCTTGACTGGTGCGGGTGAACCACACCACGTCTTCACCGCGCCGACGACCGTCTACCCAAGGACCTCTCAGGTCGTTCGATATGACGAACGCGGTGACGTTGCGCACTGCACCGGTAGGATCGTAGACTGATCGTGCTCAGTGGGATGAGCGGTGGAACGCCCCCCAGGTTTGATCACCTGGGGGCCACCAATCTCCCGGAGCCAGAACTGAATCATCCCACTGGAAGCAGGTACTCAAGTGCAGGTCACCTTCGATCGAGACCCACGGTCTCTCGAATCCGACACAGACATCTTCCTCAAGCACTTCCACACCCCTAGTCGTCTTCAGGTCGCCTCTCAGGTCCCCGGAGCGAAGGCTCTGAAGTTCTACTGGGTCCGCCCGTGCGAGGTCGTCTTCTTCGCCTGGATCGTGGTGAACAATCCGACCTACTTCAACCACATGGTCTTCGACCTCGACGGGGGACGGGTCAACGCTTTGGAGCGGCTCCAGAGGTTCATCGACCGCACCGGGATCTCCGGCACCGCAGTCCTGTCACCGAACGGGTTGCACTTCTGGGTCCGGATCGATCCGGTCTACCGCAGGCACTCGTCCTCGGTGGATTACTACTGGGCGGTCTGGGACAACATCAACCGCGTGCTGCAGGGCGACCTCGGCTACAGCGGGCACAGCGCCCGGAACCCGGAGTACGGCGACGCGGTGCGATACGAAGGCTGGGACCGCGTCTACGGGCTCGGGGAGCTTAAGCAGGCTCTGGGCTCGGAGTGGGAGTCCTCGAACTTCCTGACGAGGGTCAAGCGGTTCGAGGGTGGTGGTCTGGGTCGAAACCCCGCTCTCTACAGCGCGGTCCACGGGAAGGTCAAGGAGACCAACGATCTCGACCAGGTCATCCAGTTGGCGAGAGACCTGGCCCCGGAGTTCCTCAAGGATGGGAAGCCCCTCCCCGACGCGGAGGTCCGGGCGATCGCCTTGTCGGTCTACCGCCGTCGCGGTCAGGGCGGGTACGGCGCGGAGACTCTCGCCCGGTTCGGTCGCAAAGGTGGGAAGAAGAACTCCGAGGCGCAGCGGGAGCAGCGGGAGAAGTCCATCGGGGTGGTCAACGCGGACCGGTCGGTGAAGTCCCAGAGCCGGGCGTCTGAGGCTCACCAACTTCGTCGCCGGGGATTGACCCTGCGGAAGGTCGCGGAGGCCTTGAGCGTGAGCCTGGCGACGGTGAAGCGGTACCTGAGCACCGCAGTCCGCGTGTTGCTGGACCTGAACCCGGCGAACCGCAAGCCTAGGAACACCGGCCCCACCGACCGCGTGCAGACCCTGGCTCGTCGACTCCTCGGCGTGAAGCCGATTCGAATCCCTGCGGAGACCCTCGCGGAGGTGAACACGTCGTGAGCGAGTACGAGCCGTACGAAACGCCGTGGGGATGGCGTTCCGA